ACATCACCCATTGATACGTTGGTTGAGTTGACCTGCATGGTGAACGCTGTTGTTGATCCATTGAAACTAGATGATATATCATCCAGCTGTCTAAATGATCCTGCTTGTAATGATCTGCCTATATATGCCATAAATTATCCTTTAGGGTATTTGTCTTTTGTTGCTTTGATAGTTGCTTTCCATGCATCAAAACCGTTGTTGTACATGTCATCTAGTTGGTCTGCAATGCTTGGATATTCTGCTCTGCGTTTAGATTTGTAAGAGTCATTCTCTAGATCCCACGCATCTTGCATGGCTTTTAGTCCGTTGGTGCAATCTGCCTCTGAGGGTTTGGAGTGTGGATTATCTATTTCTTTATTACTAGAGTCTCTCATTTTAGAGTGTAATATTAAATTAGCGTAAATTTTATTTTTACTATCTGACCACCCAAACCATTGACCTGCGTGCAATTGTGCTAAATAATCTTCTATATGGTCTGGTCTACCGTCTATTCTCATTTTATGTATCTCCTAGTTTCATAAATGTAAAATGCGTTCTATTTTGTGATGAATTTCCACCATAAATAACTCCATTTCCTGATTGCATTTCAAACATTGCTTTGTGAGTGCTGGTGTCTGTAACATCAAAAATATACTCAACTGCAACATTTTGATAAGCTCCATTTACATCTGGTACATACCCATAACCCAAAGATGCTACTGTATAAGTGCTATTGTCAGGGGTAGTTTTAATTCTTATTCCTGTGTAAACAGAACTTGTAACATTTCTAAAAGCATAGGCTACTGCTCTTATCAAATATATTCCTGTTGATGGAAAAGTAAAAACTCCTGAAGATTCTGACATGCCAGTGCCAAGTGAACCAAATCCAGAGGGGTCATCTATTCTTTCTAAATTTGATGTTATGTCCGCAGTTGTAGCACCTGAATGTGTAAAATTGGCTGTTAACCTAAATTGGTCTACCATTAAAGAAGTTCTATCAGCTATAAACAATCTCTCTACTTTTGTCTGGCTCATCTTATATCCTTATATAGTTTGATTAGCTATAAATTCAGTCCATGCAGTTTTTACGTCATCAGTCCAAACTGCATTTGCTACTGCTTGTACTTCTGCATCTTCACCAGATATATCCATATCAGGGTGGACAACGTGTCTATGTATTGAGCGTGATATTTCTTTATCATCTTCTTTGATGACAGTATCGGTTCTGACTTGCACAGCTTTATACTCTCCGACTATTTCTATCTTTGCTATTTCTGTTGTTTTTGTTATTGCCATTGTTTTCTCCTTTTAAATTAAGCTGGTACTTGATATACAACTCCTCCAAGTAGCGGTACACCTCCACTTGTTCTATTATTCATTTCCGCAATACTTATAGTTGCAGTAGTGCCATCATTTTGATGAAAATACATTTGAGTTGAATTAGGGCTAACTAAAGGCCCTGCCATATCATTGAAGTTTGTAGCTCCCATATACGAAATATTACCAAAACCATAAACTGCTTGGTTATTGGACGTAAAAGGTAGCCCTGTAATTTTTAAAGTATCTGAACTAGTAGAAGTTATTGTTGTAAGATTAACATAAAAATTTAAAAAAACAAATTGTCCTATTCTCGTAAACCTTGCCCCACTAATTGACAAACCTTGACCTGTGTTTGTTGTAGGTGTCCAAGACCCCTCCTCATAATAATCTAGTAAATTACCTGTACCTGTGCCACCAAGTTTTATCCCAATGCCAGATGCCCCAGTTTCTATACTTCCAACTTCTGAACCACTTGAATTATAAAAATCCATAATAGCTCCATTACTTGAATTTCTTACTAAACTTAATGCTTTACCACCGTCTGCTGTGTGAAAAGCTCTCCCACCGTCTAAAAATTCGTGACCAGTTGTTTGATATGCATTACTTGTTTTGGAAATAAGCACATCACCATCTGATGCTATATGCATACGGTCTGTGCCACCAGTTTTAAAATCTATCTGGTCATCAGTGTCAGCACTAATCGTGCTATCACCATCCTGGTCAAGAATAAGCTGATCGGACGCACCGTTGAGATCAACTCTGTTTGCTTCACCAATAGGCAATACGCCACCTGTGTGTATAGCGTAGATTACATCACCTGATGCCACAGCTGTGCCAACAATTGTGAGTGTTGTGCCTGATACGGTAAAGTTTGTTGTAGGTTTTTGTATGACGTTGTTGATAACAACGATTAAACTGTTTTCAGAAAAAGGCTGCTTTGACAACGTAAATGTCGTAGCACTGCCGTCACCTGTAAAGCTGTCTGTTGTGTACCCCTGAAAAGTATCAGCTGGTAGTCCTTGTCCTATGTAACTCATTTATCCTCTTTTAGCCTTGTCAGCTATTAATTTATTTTTCCAAAGCGTCTTAACAGAATCAGTCCATACTGCGTTTGCTATTGCTTGCACTTCTTCTGATTCACCTGAGACATCTGTATCTACTAAATTATTGCTAGTGTCTAAAGATCCTGGATCTAAAACATAACGATTAGTAAAAGATTTACTAATTTGTTTACCATCTTCAGATATAATAGTAGCCTCTCTTACTTGAATATTTTTATAATCAGTTACTATTTCAATCTTATCATTTTTTACTTCTTTTGTTATTGCCATAGTTTTCTCCTTTTAAAATTTTTATGAAATCACATAAGTTCCATGTACATGAAATTGAAAGTTAGTGTCAACTTCATCATGTTGTATGTAATTACCTCCTCCACTTGTACTTATATTATAAAGGTAAGCATAAGATCCAGGCTGTACAAATAAATATGTCTCTCCACCAAGCGTACTTCCATTGTTTATTAAAGCCATAGACCAAACTACATAATCAGAATCATCTGATGGTGCAAAAGTTGCGGCTGTAAATGGTAAAGATAATCTTAAAGTTCCATTAGGAGAAGATTCACTTGTAACCGCTACCATTCCTTGAAGAGTCACTTTTCTACCAACTTTCGTATATTGTATCGTATTACTGTTTGTGCTTAAGCCATATGACCCACCATTCTCATCAGTAACTGTTGGGGTGTATGCACCTTCTTCATAATCATCAAGTAATTCAGATGACATGGTTGTTCCATCAGAAGTAGCTGAAAAACTTATGCCGTGACCATTAGCCAGTGTTATGTCACCATCAGCAACATTTAAGCCTGAGTTTAAAACTATACCATTAGTTGGAATTGTAGCTGCCATATTGTTCTCCTAATTATGTACTTATTGAGTCAACAACTGATAAAATTACATCAACTGCACTTGCTGTATTTGATAGGGCCTCAACAGAGTCACCTGATTGCAATACAACTTTTGCTCCGCCATCAATTAATTCTAAAGATCCGCCTGAAGGTATTGGAGCATCTTTAATTAAGTAGTAGCTTGTTGATGAGTTTTTTACCGTAGCATCGACTGTTACAGTTGATCCTGATTTATTAGCAAAACGCATGCCAATAATAGCATCATCACTGTTTGCAGCTGCTCTCACTTCTGTAGCAGACGTACCGATGTTTTGTTTTAGAACTCGTTCAAAATCTTGAGCCATATTTTCCTCCTATAATGCTATTGCCATAGCCACAGCAAAACCTGCTGTAGCACCTGAACTGGCTGCGTATGATTTAATTCTTGATGCTAGGACTTTTCTATTTGTACCTCCTGCACCATCGTCAATAATAAATAAGTCACTATCATCTATGTCAGCACCTATCTCTGTACCGCCATCAATATCTAAGTTAGCTATAGAAAACGCTCCTGCTTCTGCACCAACGTAAGTTTTTATTCTAGATGCTAACATTGATTTTTCTGTGCCGTTTGCACCATCATCAACAATAAACAAGTCAGCATCTACTAATGCTGCGTTCATCTCAGTTGCACCGTCAATCTCTAATGCACCTATGTCAACTTTGCCTGCTGTTGATATTGTAGACAGTTTGCTGTCAGCAATAGAACCACCAAGCATAGAGTTAGATACAGAACCACTATCACCTGTTCCTACTAATGTTCCGCTGGCTACTGGTAAAACTAATGTTGCACTGCTTCCTGCTGAGTGTGGTTGTGCTTGTAAAGTTTGTGCGTGTGCGTTGTTGACTTCACAATAAAATTTAACTTTTGATACAACACCAGAACCAGATCTTATGTCGATGTTACCATCTGATACAATGACACCACCTGTGCTGCCGTTACCGTCCATGATAACTTTACCTGTGCCGTTAGGCAGTAAGTCAATATTACCATTAGATGTAGATACGATGTCGTTGCCATTTACATCAAGATCACCGCCTAGTTGTGGGCTTGTATCTGCAACAACGTCTGTCAAGCCACCAGCACTAGATATTAGATTGGCAACTGTAATTTTTTTGTTAGCTGACGCACTTGCATCATTAATTAATAAAACATCATTAGATGTATCAACGTCAGCACTTGCTAGTGCAGAGTGACCAGTGATAACTGTGGAGGCTAAACCGCCACTATCTATAGCACCACCAGCAAGTTTTGCATTTGTTACTGCGTTGTCTGCTATCTTTGCTGTTGTAACCTGTGAGTCTGCAATGTGAGCTGTGTCAATAGATCCGTCAGTGTAATGCTCACTGTCTATAGCATCATCTGCAATCTTAGCACCTGTTACGGCATCTGCTGCTATAACAGCTGTTGCTACTGCATCGTCAGCCATCTTAGCCGCTGTGACGGCATCATCTGCAATCATAGATGTTTCTACAGCACCACTTGCAATAGTTAATGCACCGTTTGCAGCAAGAGTTGCGTCACCACTTATTGCCTTGTTGTCAAAACTATCTGAGCCGTCATAAATTAGGACATGTCCTGATGCCAGGCTAGATATGTTAGTGTCATTAAGTTCTTGTAAAGTGTCAAAAGATGCAACTTCTACAAGCAAAGCCCAGTTAGATGTATCATTTTGTGTAAGGTATGAGCCAGTAGATGTGTGAGCTGTTGTACAAATATAGACGTTTTTAAACGTGCTAGAGTCAGACGTTGAGTTTTGTCTTACAATGTCACGCAATGCAAACGCTGTACCTGTTGTCCAGTTTCCAAGAAAGTTACCTATTTCGTTAGTAACTGATAACTCACCTGAGCTATCAAACGATAGAACTTTAGATGCACGACCTGTAGCATTTTCAGTAAACTCTGTAGAAGTCATCGTGTTTGTACGAGATAACTTAATAGACCTGTCTACTTCTTCTTGTATCTCCTGGATCTGCATTTGCATTTTATCCAACGCATCTTCGTGTGTTTCTGCTGGAAATGGATCGTTTGCAACGTAGTCTGTTTCTTGTGTTAGGTTCGTATCACGGATCAAAACTACAGTTTCACCAGATGCAGGTGTGTTGCCGCTAGTAAATGTAACTGTACCACCAGCTGCTCCTGCGTCTGCTACGGTGTAATGTGTTGTAATAGTTTTTGTGGTCTCTGTGCCTAGTGAACTTCTTATAATAACTTTAAGTTCTGACGTGCTATTTATGCCAAAAGTGTAGTTAAATGCTGTGGTAGAGCCATTTCCAGAATAGCTGTTTTTCACAGTTGTTGTGCTAAGTGTCATGGTTTTCCTGGGTAAAAAAAAAGCCGTCCGAAGACAGCTTGGTTAAAATACAGACATATTTGTAGATTATAGTATTTTTTTTAGGTTATTCGGTCAAATATGTCAAAAATTATTTATCAAATGCTTCAACAGCATTTTTAGCCATTTCAATCATCATCCTGTATGAGTCGTCTATAAGCTCCCTTTTTTCATCAGGGCTTATGCTTTTGTTGTTATATACCGCTGCAATGTATTTTCTAATGTTTGCCAAGGCTTTTGCCGTGCCTTCAAGACCTAATGTTTCAACTCCTAAGTCATCTTGTATATAATTTAAAACATCAATTTTAGCTTGTGGATCTTGAACCTCTTGTACGGTAGCTGTTGCCTGTGCCATAGGCCCATATAATTCATAAAATTTTTCTATAAATTCAGAACCAGATGAAGGGTTTCGTACAACAAACGCTTTGATAAAAGGTATATCGGCAAGTGTTTTTGTTGGTTTTACAGGATCTTCGATAATACCAGATTTAATTAAAGCAGCGTCTGCAATTTGTACTGCATAATTACCTAATGTTCCTGTCCAACCTCTAATAAGTGCGTCTATTCTAGCAGGTGATGCAAAAGGTGTCGTAGGATCTATTTCTGCAATTATTGAACCTAAAGCCTTTGATATTTGACTTGTGTAAGGTGTAAATTGATACTCTGGCAAAATATTTTCAGTGCCTCTTGGTACGATTGCTTGACCAGTAAATAAACTTTTATTGAAATAATTTTCTACAAAAGGCAAAAGAATTTGTGGAATTGGCAACATACCTTTTGCATTGTCTTCTAATAAATCACCAACAAACTGTGCAATGTCTTCTGATTCTGACCTTTTTGTTATAAAATCTAAAAGTTTTTCTGTACCTGTTCCAAATACAACACCAAGCTCAAATGGTTTTGGTATTCTATAAACAGTTGCATCATCACCCTCTCCTACTATAACAATATAGAATAAATCTTTTTGCCATCTTGGTAACGCTTTATATACAGGGTCATCTTTGTTGACATACCACAGCAAAGCAGAAGGCAACATAATTTGCGTAAATATTCTAGCAGAAGTTGTAAGTGGCTGATCTCTAAAAGACTCAAATAATTTTGCATATCCTTGCACTCTTGCATTAATAAATGCAACTATCATATTAGTTGCCTGCATCTTTGCTCCTATTTTTGCAAAATCAATAGTTATATCTCTTCCTTCAAAACCAGCTCTTTGTAAGGCATCTCTTTCTGATAAACCCTGTGACTTAGCTTTTTTATAGGCTGAGTTAAATTCAGCAACCCTAGTAGTTTGCTCTGCTAACTCAGACAAAATTCGTAAACTTTCAAGTGGGCTTTTTATAAGATTGCGTACTGGCGTATTGTACAATTCATTTTGTATTTTTTTGTCAAAATATTTTCTATCAAAGCTAACTAGCATTGATTGCATAGCACCTGATTTTTCAAAATCTCTAATTACAGAATCTGCATTTTTTTTGTTTCTGCCTAACACCATGTAAGTCAAACCACGCAAAGTAGTTATTATAGGCAATCCTCCTATGCCTTTGCCAGATTTTGTAAAGATACCAGCTGTGCTTGTATCTCTGAGTAGGTTTCTCATAAAAAAATCTGGTGCAAGAGTTGAACCTGATCTTAACCATCTTGCGGGTATTGCCATAAATTTAACTAATGCACTTGCTGCTGAAGCATTAGCACCATTTATTACCTCTGCATATTCTCTGCCTACTTCCCATATTTCTTTTTTACCATTTCTAAAAACAACTATTTGTGTGTCAGTTGCTTTTTGGCCATCTCTTCTAAATATTGTTAAATTGTCTAATGTTGCAATATCAGCTTTTGCAGCATCACTTAAAACATTATCCAGTTCACCTTTTTTTATTTGAATAGCTTTACCTTTGCCAGTTACTTTTGATACTTCAGGAAATTCTGATTTATATTTTTGTGTAAAGTCAATAAAATTTCTGTTTGCAATATTTCTTTCTGCAAGTGTAACAAAATGATATGTATTTTTAAAAATACTTTCTATAGGATCAATTATAGTTCTTTCACTGCCTTTTATTTTTTTTAAAGGGTTACTTACTGATTTACCAATACTACCGCCTACGTTGCCTTCTTCCATAACTCTACCAAACGGTACATAGTCTTTGTTAGCCTCTAACATAACTTTGTATGATTTTTGATTTATTATGCCTGCATCTCTAAGGTAATTTAGTAATTCTATATTGTACTGATTTATTTCTCTAAATATTGATTCAAACTGTTCTTTGCCATTTTTTACAACTTGCCTTGCTTTTGTAATATCAACACCAGTCTCTATTCCTCTTTGAGATAATTCTAAAACTCTTTTTGCAACAGCATATTCACTAAATGCTTTGTATTGTGTAATATTTTTTAAAGGAGATAAAATATCAAACAAACCTTTTCCAACTAAAGAAAGATCAGCTAATTTTAGTGTACCTGTATTAATAAAATGTTCAGCACGTCCAACCATGCCAGGCTGTATTCTTTGTTGTTCGTAAACATTTAACTCACCACCTTGTACTTTGCCTTGTTCTGTTCTTCTTACTGCAAGCAATATAGGATGTAGCTTGTCAATGTAATCTTTTACAAGATCATTTCTGAATTTTGTAACATTAAAAGCAGGTTCAGGTGGCGGTTCAAAACTTATCCTGTCTTGGATGGTGACTGGCTCAACTCCTTGATCACTAGGTCTAGACCCGTCTCGTCTTGCTCCAGCATCGTCTCTGACAGACTCAGAGGACTTTGATTCTGTAACTTTAGGTTGTCCTGTGCTGGTGTCGACCCTTTTTGCTTCGACAACTTCTCTTGCTGTTTTTGCGTATTCATAATTTATCTCCGAAAATTTACTAGCATTTTGTACATAGTCAAGTGGTACATATCTGCCTGTTTCTAATGATCTTTTTAAGGCTCTGTATGTTGCTTCTGACTTAGGTATTTCTAAAAGTGCTATGTTAATGTCATACCCTTTGCTTTGTAAAATACTGAGTATTTGTTGCATTTTACCTGAACCACCAGAACCAACCATAGGGTATATAAAGTTTTTGCCCTGGCTTACTACGTTGTTTAATATTTTTGCAGCAATAGCTTTACTTTCTAAGTGCAATGCATTTGCACCCTTACCGCCTTGGTAAGTTTCTGCAAACTGTGGGTGTTCTTTTACAATGTCAGGATCTATAGTTTCGTATTTTTCTTTGCCTTGGTTTATTCTGTTTGCATAACTTGTTTTACCTGTAGCTGCACCACCTAATAATATTATAGCTTGTTTATTTTTTGGTGCGTTTGTTCTGTTGGACAATTCCTCTACAACAGTTTTCCAATTGTTTTCTATTTGCCATGCTTCTGCAAAACCTGTCTCTTTAGAGTATTGTCCACGCTGCTCTGCTAAAATTTCAGTTCTTTGTATAGCATTAGCATCTCTTTCTAGTTTTTTAATTTCAGGATGATTTTTAATAAGAGCTTCTTCTTCTAAGATAGATCTTACTTTTCTTTTGTTATAAAAACCTTCGTTTAGTAATTCTGTCAAAGGTATAGAATTAAAAGTATCTGGTGTTAAGTTTGTATCTTTAGATCCAGGTATTCTTTGTTCAGCTTGCAGGTCTTCTAAAAATTTTAATTCTTTGCTTTCTTTGTACTCAATTTTTCCTGCGTCTAATTTGTTTTTTAATTCAACTAACCTTTCTTGTGATTGTATAAAGTTGTTTGTTCTATCTAGATTGTTTTTACTAACAATATCTTCTTTCGTAATTTTTGATTTTTCAATGTCTATAATAGTTTCGTGTGGCGGTTTGTCTGATTCTCTTATTTTTTGTTTATATCTTTCAATACCGTAGCTTGCTCCTCTTGCTCCTGCCATCAAAGCACCAACAACAAAAAATGAATCAATAACTTCATCTTTTGTTGGCATTTCACCTTCTAACAAACCTCCAATAATATTAAAACCACCAACAGTTGCTAGATATTCTGGTATAGCTGCAAGCTCTCTAGGTAAACCAAACTTGTTTAGTTTAGGATTTGCTAACGCTTTCGTTGCTCCGTATTTTGCAGCTTGTCCAAGGCCTACAGACCCCGCCAAAGTTAAACCTTCTTTGTTACCAGCATCAATAGAGTGATGTGTAAAAATATCCCACCATTGACCCCATGTATCAACATCTCCACGTTCAAGTGCCTGTATAAAACTTTCTCTTATTGCACCATTAACAAAACCAGCTGCATATAATGGTGCTAAGCCTTTTGTTTTACCTTTTTCTACTTTACCAGCTAAATATGCTGTCGCACCGTAAATTGGCAAATCAGCTAAAATATTACCTATTTGTTGTGTAACTCTTTCAAACCTACTAGGCTGCGTAAAATCTGGTGAATATCCCTCTGGTAGTGAACCATTAGTAAAATATTCTTTCATAAGATTAAAATTAGACATACCTAGACCTCTTGTAAAATAACGTCCAAATTCAAGCTTATTGTCTATTTTGCCTTGTGTTGAAAATTCTGTTTTTCTTTCTAAATCGTCAACAAGAAATTGTGTATCATTATTTAATCTTGGGCCTGCTGGTGTGTACTCCAGCTCAGGCATAAAATCTTGATTAGAATACAATTTGTTAATGTATTTTTTTTCTTTTGCTTCGTAAGGTGTTAGTGGTCTAACTTTCTCTATTTCATTCCAAAAAGATTTTTGTGTTGTGTTGTCTATTTTTTTCTGACCAAGTTCTTCTTGTATTTGTGTGTCAGACATACCTACGGCTTGCATGTCTAGTATTTTATTTTGTCTATACTTTTGAATTTCTTCATCAGACGCACCCACAGCACGCATGTTTTCTAGATCATTTAATAAACTCATTCTACAGGCTTTCTTTTAATCCATTCAATGTATTCGTCTGTAAGTTGAAAATCTTCAAAAGTCATATCAGCTGGTTTTTGCGGAGCTGTTTCTCTCCACTCAACAAGACTTTCAGGCATTTGTTCTTGTGGTATCATAGAGTTCATCAGTTCTTTCATCATCTCGTCATTGCTAGGTATATAAGGTGTAATATCACGCAATATAAAATCAGGACTTGTTGAAACTAATAATTCAGTTGGTGTTTTGCCTTGTGCTAATCCATTGTTATAAGCAGCTCTCATAGCAAGTGTAAAATCAAAATATCGTGCATCTGCAAAAGTATTGTTTTGCAATAAAGCAGGGCTACCCAGTATCTGTGCCTGATATGCAGATATAAAGTCTTGAAAATCTTTTTCTTGTTTAAGAATATCTGGGTTATTTCTGTTACTTATAAGTTGTGCAAAAGTTGCAAACTGATTGTAACCAAGCCCATTTTGTCCACCTGTACGCTCCATGATACTTTTTGGAGTATTTTCATTAGGTAAAGCAAAAGGCTCTGTAACAGATGTAATTTTTTTATCTACAACAAGTGGGAAAATTTGGTTGTACATTTGTAAGTTTGCATCAGTTGGCAGTTCTCCTGCTTCTCTTTTTGTAACTAAATTTGTAAGCTGTTGTTGCATAGCCAGGCCTTCAGTGCCAATCCACTGTTTGCTATTTATTTCACTTATTGTAAGAGTTGTATTGACAGTTTCTAAAGATGACTCAAAAATTTCTTTGTTAGCCTCTTGCTCTCTAAATTGATTATTTGCTCTTGTAGCGTTTATTTCTGCTTTTTGTTGATTATGTCTAGAACCAATAGCCTCCTGAAATATGTTTTTGCCCTCTTGATCAAGTGAATTGTATAGGTTTTGCAATGTTTCATTGTTTGCAAAATTACCTTTTGACGCTTCATCAAACATTGTTTGTGATTCTTCAAAATCCCTGTTGCCATCAATAGGATAAAATGTAAGCAATTGATTAATTGTTTGATTTCTTAAATTATCTTTAGCTTTTGCTCTAAGTGCAACTAACTTATCAGCAGCAATAGTATCAAAAAATTGTTGATCATCTAATTTAAAAAACTGTGCAGGATTGTTTTCAACAAGGTCTGCTGCATAAGTTGCTTCAAGTGCAGCCTCAACATTATCGTCATATTGTTTTGCTGTCGTGCCATCAGGCAACATACCTTTGTCTTCGAGTCTTTGACCATAGGACATTACAGACATGTTGCCGTCTTTATCTATTTTTCCAAAAAGATTGTCGTGAGCTATGGAAGCTCCGTATGTATCATTTGTGTTTGTTGCAACGATAAAATTATTTATATCATTATTTACTTGTTCTTTAATCGTTCCTAAATAAGATTGCCTGGCGTTTTGATATATACTTCTTTCAGCTTGTAAATAGTAACCAGTGCTTATTTCACTAGCTCTTATATTAAATCTTTGTTTGACAGCTTCATTAGATATGTTCTGTGACAGTGTGTTGATCCACTCTTTACTAGATGTGTCGTAATTTGTAAGTGCATTTTGAAAATCACTGCTACTTGATGCCGTGGTAAATAACTCGTTTAAACCTGGAATATTGTTATCAGGATCACCTTTTTGTAATTTATTTATGTTTTCGTAAAATTCTTCATCGTTTCGTATCTTAGTATGTTTTTCACGAATTGTTGCTGCTATTTGCCCTGCGTTCTCTGCAACTTGTGCCATGTTGTCAAAAACAGCAGACGCACCTGTTTGTAATTGTGGCCTAACACGACTTTGAGGTTGAGCTGCGTCAACTTTTGTTTCATAGACTGGAATCCTAACCATAATTTATACCCACCAATATTTAGATCCGCTTGACTTTGCATCAGCAGCTTGTGTGCCGCCACCAAGCAAGGTATTGCCTGCCTGCAAGTAAGAAGATTTTTTCTTGTTTTTGCCTCTAGCGTAAGCTGCTTCACCTTCCATTTCAGATATAACACTTAGCTCAGCTTTGTCTGCTGACTCTACTTTTGCGTTGTATCTAATTGTTTCTTTTTCAAGCTCTGCTAGGGCGTAATTATTTTCAAGCACTTCTAAGGCTGTGCCTTCTAATCTAACTCCTGATTTAAGAAATGCCATCTCTGTCTGTGCTTGCAAATTTGCAAACTTTCTTTCAAAGATTTTGACATCTCTATTTCCAAGTTTTATTGCAGTCTCTGCATCCTGACGTAATTTTTCTGCATTACGTTGTTCTATCTGTCTATTAAACTGCCCTTCTTGTTCAGCAGCTCTTCCTCCTAAGACTGATGCACCTGCACCTAATATTGCTGTAGCCATTAAAATATCCTCGAATATAAATAATAATCGTTGCCGTCTAAGTATTTTCTAAGCAAACCTTCTTTTTCTAAACCTAGCCAGGCTGCAAACTTATGACCTACTTCATAGTCTGCTTTTACTGTTGTTTGTAATCTATGTACGTCATGTTCTACCATGACTTTTTTAAAAATTTTTTTTATTACTCTTGCCGTTGTTATGGGGTGTTTTTGTATGTCAGCTGTTGCCATAACCCAACCTTCGTAAACATGATCCCATAATTCAACCATGCCACCTGCTGCAATAATCTTATCGTCTACAATTCCTGTCCAACTTGTTTTAGGTTTTACAAGTTGCTCAAGATTTTTTAGGTATCTTTCTTTTACATTTACAATTTCTGCGTTCATTTCGTTGTACGCAATATATTTAGCATGCTCAAACTCAAAAGGGATAATCTGCATCATCCTTCGTAAACAGTTACCTCTGGGTATATTGATAATACTGTCAATGGCAATGGTTGTGTTTGTCTTACAAAAACATGACCGTCAGTGTTGTAATCATCTCGCAGTTCTATTTTTTTATCACCAGAAAATAAGTTGACTGGTGAACCCATTAATGCTGCTGAAGATCTAAATGGTATGTTTTCCATGTTATCTAGATCACCGCCAACCTCTACACCAAGTGTTCTGTGTAATCTTACAGTTATTTCATTAATACGTTTTATTTTACCTTGTGCTACTCCTGATGCAGCACCTGCCTCTATTCTTAAAGTTTGTAATATTGAATCATAGTTCAATCCTACATGAACTTTTTGTGCCAATCTATCTAATGTAATACTGCCACCAGACACAGTTTTGTTTGCGTGTGATGCACCGTCTGCAAGTATTTGAACAGCTTCACCCTCTAAATGATTTAGACCAGATATTGTTTGCGTTGGCACACTGTCGTATGTCAATCCACTATCTAGGAAAAAAGCATCATCTTGCGTTGTACCAAAATCAAATGATTGTAAAAACTCAACATATCTTCTTGTCGATCCATTAATGTACCTGTTTACAATTAAATAAACTTGGTATTCGTCCTGATCAGATGGTATTACACCAACAGACTCAGCTTTTGCGTCTAATAATATTTTATCAGTTCGTGCTGACGTAACTGTTGTATCGTATTGCAAGTTTACAAAAGTCTTTATTTTTCTGTCTGCTGCAATTTTAAATTGGTTATCGTCAATTCTTTTTACAAAATATTTTGCTTTGTCAGTAATATTACTTAGACCCGTACCACCTAAATCATAATAAAAATAATCACCTGTGGATAAACCGTGATTAGTTGAATACACAACATCAGTTGCTAAATTAACACCTTTAAATATAAATTGTGTTGTATCACTGCTTGGTGCTGACGTTAGATCAACGGCTGTTCCAGCTGTAGCATTTGCTGACGTTGTTGCTAATTTTATTGTATTGCTGTCAACTGATATTACAAAATATAACAAATCAGTTGTAATTCCGCCTATAGCATTAGAACTTGTAAAATAATAAACAGGATCACCTGTGCTAAAACCGTGTGAACTTATAGTGATTGTATCATTTGCAACACTAACATTCGTGCTGTTAGCGGTAAAACTTTTAAATGATCTTGCTATTGTTTTTCCGCTATCACTATATCCACCTAGTATGTGTCTATGCCAACCAATAACTTTTTCGTTTCTCTGATAGGTTAATCCTAGTAATGTGCCATCGTTTCTTGTAGCCCACAAAATACTATCTGGTTCTTGTTGGTAAGCAAAAGAAGTTAGTCCACCCTCTGTAATATGTTCTGCAAGAATAGTCATGTCTGGTGCTATGTAGCCATCAACTTCATAGTTATATACAAGCTCTCTGACTTTTCTTTTCGCACGCTGTAAAAACATTGTGACGTTTGCTATTTGTATAGCGTCAACATTTGCAGCTCCATAGTTTGTTTGTCTTGTAATCTGTATATTTGTTGGTGTGATAGGTTCACTGTTGCTTCCTGATGTTGCTACAAACTCACCTCCTACTGTGCCTATCAAAAGCTCAGTTGTAGATGATAGATAACGTATGGCATTTACCTGGTTAGATGCAATGGTATATATCATCGCATCCGTTGCGTTTGTACCTGTTGCAAAGTTTTCATAACTACCAGCAACACTAAAAAATATGGATTGCGGATTATTGTTTGTACCAGCAAAAACTAGGCGTTGCTCAAAAAAGGCAACAGAACTTGGAAAGTTATCTGTTGAACTTAAACTTGGATTAGGGCTGCCTGTGATTGTACACGCACCAATGCTCCATGATGTATGGCCTGTTCTTGTTAGTTTTTGGATTGCTACACTTGGATGCACTAGGTACATAACGTCTGCTGATTGTGCAAACTTGATGTCAAATAGTTGGTCGGTTGTGTAAGGTGAAGTTATTTGATACACACGAAACGCAGTGCCTGCTGAAGCGTATGCTGTAAGAGATGACGTATCAAAATTGTTGCCGTCCATATCTTGCAACTGGAACGTGTTAGTTGCTACGCCCGCAACTTTAAATTGTCTACCATTAAGCTCTGTCATGCCAACTATGCCTGACAAGATAACATAATCTCCATTAGAATAACCGTGACTGGTTGCAGTTACAACGCCAGGATTAGCCTGTGTTATACCTGATATAGTTTTGCCTGTTTCTGTAATGATGCCGTTGTCTTTGTGAAACCTAATATATTGGTTTCCAAACTCCATCATGTACGTTTGTGTTGTAGAAAACTCAAACGGTATCAACCTTGTTTTATTACCGCTGATTTTTACTTCACTTACAAAATTTGTACCTGGTCGTCTTGATGCTCCACCGTGCGGGTGTATAACCATGTTCTCTAATGTTTTACAGCCATTAAAATATTTTTCTAAATCTGTTCTGCCGTCAAGCCGTGGTGACAGCTCACCTGCTGTAAAATTCGTAAAGCCAAAAGTTGTTTTAGCCATTAAAACCTCGAATTTATAAATGTGCTTGCATCTACATCATAAGGCGTACCCTCTGTTGCATCTACAAACCTAGCTTCTCTTAATTTGCTTTGATATATTGCTTCTAACTGTTGTGCTAAAGAGTTTGATTGTGTAACTGCATAACACAATTCTGCCGCTAATCTAGCTGCTATTGTTTCTATTAGTAACGTGTCGTATTGTTGTGGATCAGTTATTTTTGCAAGATAAGTTAAAAATATCTCTTCTTCGTCTGTAACAATTTTTCTGCCCTCAACTTTAAATGTTTGACCGCTATCTAACATAGATGATGAACCATTGTGGAAACCACCTATTTGCAAAATTCTTATGCAGTCAGATGGCAGTGTATATTGTTTTGTAAATTCGTATGCAGGTGCATCACTGTCAGCTGCAAGTTCAACTCTTTTAATAAGACAGTTCCAATAATGCGTTCTAAATATAGCATCTCGAATTGGTTCGTATCTTTGATTGCAGAGCCTTGCGTTTCTTGAGTCCTCAGTTAATGCTGTTATGTTTGCAGCACCCAGACTATTTAGTGCTGAGTTGCAAATTTCTACTACTGATGTCATGTTATCCTACTAAAGTTTTTGATTTTTTATTGTTTGCTGCAAACTTTGCAGCTGCTTCTTTGCTACCAAAACCCCATTTTTTTAGTGCAAGTTTTAATCTTGTTGGCTTGCCGTCCTTCATTAGTGGGCCTTTCATGCCAGAAAATCGAGCAGCAAAGCTAACCCGTCTTGGGTTTGTGCCTTTGCTTACAGGTGCTTTTACACCGTAAAATTTTCTGCCTTTTGCATTTAGACCTCCAGATGGGTTTTGGTGTTCTTTTCTAGCCATTAGCCAATAAGAGTTTGTTTCTTAGGTTTCTTGTTTTTTGTAGCAGCCGCTATAACATCACCTCTAGTAATTTTGTTTTTGTCACCATACATTGCTGCAAGTCTTTTGTTTTTTGGTGACATGTGTGCTTTAGTGTGTGGCATAGTGTTCTCCTAACCTACTAATGTTTTTTTCTTTTTTTTCTTAGGGAAGCCTGCTTGCATGTTTGCATAGGCTTTATCTGTAATTGTAGAATCTTTTTTAGATCTTGATATGCCAAGACGTTTTCTACGATTGATGTTTGCATATAATCCTGGTTTAGACATTGTTCCTCCAATAAGTAGGCGGGCCGAAGCCCGCCTGTAGTTAATTAATCAACAACGTAAAACATTGTTAATTCAATTGAGCCAGTACCTGCTGCACCGCCCATAGTTACAGTTACATTGTAACCGTCACCATCAGCGTCAACTTCGATGCCTGATCCAAGAGCAAGAGTGTTTGCTACGTCAACTTTTTGAGCTGAAGTAGAAGCTGCTGCTGCATAGAACTCATCTACGTCTTTTGCGACAGATGTACCATCTGCATTTTTGTACGCTCCGTGTCCAACACTTAGTGTTGTAGAGCTGCCCATAGCGTCATGTGCTAGGTAGCCGTGCAATATTCTTGCACCGTCTGGTAAGATAAACATTTCAATATCATCACCAGATGCTAGAGAAGATGCCTCGTATTGTGCGTAAGCAACTCTCATTCTACCGCCAAGCTCATTAGCTTTGACTTTTTCAGAAGGTACGTTTTGGTCGTATTTAGTTTTTTGAACTGAATATACTGTAGCCATTATGTCCTCCTATTATTCGTTACACGGAATTTGGAATACTTTTACTTCTTCCATTCTAGTCGCACCAACTGACATGCAATAGTAAACTTGAGTAGAGTAGTTTTTGTCGTTTCTCTCATCAATTTTAGCCATGATGTCCTTGCCGATAGCAAGTTTTACTGCGTCTTGAGTGAAGGCAAAGCATAGCCTGTCATCCGTATTAGTTGAGTCAAAACTTAGTCTGTTTGAAGTGATAAACTTGAAGCCTAAGAAGCTGTCAATATCACCCTGAGCTAGAGCTTTAACTGTGTTAAAATCACTAGATTTAATCTCAGTAGTTGCTAACAAATCAGAGATTTGTTGTGGCCCACATACGATGTATCTAGGGATCGATGGATCAACGCTTTGTAAATCAAAACGCTTTTTAGCTGCTAATAATTTAGCAATAGTCAATCCATCTGATTGGTTTGATGTTGCAAATTTACTTGCACTTGGTAGAGCAGTTGATGTTCCACCAGATACGCCAGTAAACGCAGTTCCGCCCAAAGCTGTAATGATAACGTCATCAATAGCTCTGTTCATCGCAGCTGCTGCTGCTTTTGCGTAAGAGCTAGTTGGATCGATTAACATTCTAACTTTGTCAACGTCATCAATGAGATCCGCCCAAACGTAGTCTTCTAGACTTACACGTCTTCTTGCGTGTGGAGTGTCAAGTTGCGGAGTATCAGAGTGTCTTGACGTTTTCTTTACAGCAGCTACTGAGCCGACTTGTTCGAAAAACGCATTTTTTCCAGTGATACTCTCAACATCTACAGCACCTCGCAATTGCGAACCCATCTGTTGTGACAACATTTGTACGTTAGCAGAATACTGCTCGACAAATGCCGTTGTAATTTGTGAACTCATGGAGTCCTCCTTCTTTACAATGTTAAGTTAAAAAAAATCAGAAAATTGTCCTTACGGGTTCTCTTACATTTTACGATTGTTCATCGGCTGATCTATACTCAGCTGTCAAACAGAGTCCTAAGTCTTGGATTGTTCTGTTAAATCTGGGTGTGCCATTTGACGTAACGCAAAAACATCGTCCACAGCTTGTTGGTGATTAGGATGTAATTTATCCCAATACGCAGTGCCTGGGGCAGTCAGTTTGTTTATTTCTGCCTGTGCTTCTTGCGGTGTCATAGCACCAGAAGATGTTTGGTCTGCTGTTATAGTGTCCTCAGAAAAATTAGCGGCTAAATTTGTCAAAGCTCTAATAAACTGTGGATTGTTGCCTAGCAATGATCCATCTTCTAGTGTAACCTGTGCCATATCACTTCCAAAGAATTTTTGAAACACACCGTTAGCTTCTGATAATTTTTTATCGTAAGCTAAACCCCAGTCTTGTCTAAGGTCTTGCTCTGCTGTTGTGCGGTGCATTTCAGATGCAGCTTCGTTTGTTTCTATAGCAGCAGTTTCTAATCCTGAATACCAGTTCAATAATTGTTGAGCCTGGTTAGAATTTAGTCCTGCCTTATAAGCTGCTTCTTGAAATCCTGGTAAGTTAGTTGCTTCGTACCCTTCCGCTGGCGGTGTGTACTGCACTTCGTAACCTTCAGGTGTGTCTGGTCTACCAAGTCTTGAATAGAATTGATTCCAATCTTCGTCAGTTGCGTGTTTATTAGGTAGTGGTATTTTGTCAGCCCCTACCATTCGTTGTGCGTGAACGTAGCCTTTAGCTAGTTGATCCACGTCTTGTATGTTTTGCAATGACGGTTCGTTTCTTATATCTTCCGCTAGACCGTCTATAAATCTAGCAGGTGTTTCAGTTGTCGTTGCAGATTGCGTGGGAGTTTGTTGCTCCTCCGCTACAGTTGTCTGTACTTCTTCTGACATTTATCTCTCCTTTTGTTTGATGATATTATCAATCCACAAGATTGCTGCTCTTTGTCCTTCTAGAAAAGCACTCTCATGTGAGTCACCTTTTACATTTGTTGTTGTAAAATAGTGTAGTCTTCGTTTTAGGTCTGCAAGAACACGCATGCCCTCTTCCGAACTAAATACGAATTTGTAGTCAGCTATAAGCTGCTGAACTATTTTTTCTTTTTCTTTTTCTTCTTGTACATTCATTTATCCTCCTTCAGATAGGACTTTTGCCATAGGAGCAAGTTGTCCAGTTGCTTGAGCTTCTTGCATCAACGCTTGCTGCTGTGCAGCTTCTGCCTCTGCATTGGCTCGGTTGGTTCTAATCTCTGCAATCTCTTGATCAGATCGCAGAACTTTGCGAGGAACGCCTAGAACATCTGTAACATGTTTAACAAGCATATCAGGATCAATGTGATCCATGACAGGTAGCCTGTCACTAAGTGGAGCTATCATCTCCATAGTTCTGAGTATAGCTTGTACATCACCTTGTCTTTGTGATCTTGCAAGCGGTGATACATACTCAATGTCAATAGTTTCACCTTGTAGTTGTGGTGGTGGCTCAGGTAATTTTTTATTTCTCAGCAATATATTAAACACTCTGTCAATTAATGGACGCAACATCTCTGCTTGCAGTCTGCCTAAGACTGGTGCAAGCAATCTCATTTTTTCTTCGTTACGCTGCATCACTTCTGTTGCAGTCATACGTTGGTTTTGCTCAGAGATAAGTTGATCTATAAAATAAACTTGTTGTATAGCTCTACGTCTTTGCTCTTCTAGATTTATGCCAACAGGTGTGTTTGCACCTATGTTAAGTGGCTCTATACGATCTCTTGATCCTGACCTATAAAAATTTAATCCGCCTGGTTGTGTTCTTACTGGCAAAATAAAACTATCATCTGGCACAAGAAGCGGGGGATCTACCATTTTTTGTGCAGCCTTGATGGTTGTTTCTGCCATCTTGTTTAACATTTTTATATCAGGCAGTGCTGTCATAGACGGTGAACGCCCATACACTTCACTAGATGATTTTAAATATCTTGGAACTATGTACGGAAACTCTCTGTAACCGCCCACAGATATAATATGGTTTTCATCTTTGTGATAATAGATAGATGAAAAAGCCATAGACTTGTTATCAAGTTTGTATGGATTTAATTTGTCGTTTGGTTTGACACAATGATGTAAGGTAACTTCTTCGTATGGATGGTCTTTTACTTTTTTTAGTATGACCTTTGGCAACGCCTCACCAAACTTTCTAAATGCAGCCTCTGCTGTCATCTTAAACTCACGGTGTACTGTGTCTACTACGCCTTTGTGGTTCTCAGCTGCATACACTTCTCTGATATGTCTTGTGTTAAAACGTAATACGTTTTCATCGTCTGGCTCTATGAGCATGCAAGCTGTGCCAAATGCAACTAGGTCTGTATAAACTTCGTGTACCTCTTGTTGAAAGTTTGACCTAGCAAACGCCATATACATAACTCTTGTTGATGTTTCTAACCACTCAAGAGCTTCTTCGTCATTTCTAAATGACTCGTCTTTAAAACGCATGTCAAACCAGGGGGAGGCTGAGTTTGTAAGCATGCTGTGCAGTGATGATGACAAAAGTTCAAGTGCGTGAAGAGCTGTGCCATCAAATATTTGTTCTGTGCGTTTATCTCCTTTGCTTCTTGACTTTGTTACATCTGCCCTTCTTGGCAAACAAAAGTCAGCAACTTCTTGCCAGTGACTTTCCCAGTTTGCCCGTGAAGCCTTTAGTTTATCAAATTGTTTTGTTAGCTCGTTAGCTTTCATATTAATATCCCATCAAAGTTTTTTTACCCTGACGCATTGGATTTAGTCCAAACATATTGTTGAACTCTGTAAAAACTTTGCCTTGTTTTTGTTTTGGCTTGAGTGATTTAGTCATGTCTGTTGCCGCTGCAAACTTTATTGGAGAACTAAAGGGTGCAGATAGCATGTTGTTAGATTGATACATTAGCCGAGCAATGTTGGTCTAAATATAACAGGATCACCAAGCACACCTTTACTGGATGTTTGTATCAAAGGTTTTCTTTGTTTTGAAATACGACTTTGATTTGCAGTTGCAGAATATGCTCCAAGCTCTGCTGTAGCTCCCGCAGCTTTGTCGGCTGCTGCCGCTGCTTTGGCTGCCGCTGCTTCTTCTGCGGCTTTTTTGGCCGCTGCTTCTTCAGCTGCTTTCTTTTTAGCTGCTTCCTCTGCTGCTTTCTTAGCTGCTGCCTCTTGTGCTGCTTTTTTTGCAGCAGCTTCTTTTCTAGCTTTTTCTGCTGCTATTTCTGCTGGTGTTGGCCCAGGTGGAGGCGGTGGTGGTGTAGGTGCTACTGGTGCAGGTGTGGGTGCGGGTGCAGGTGGTGGTGGTGCTTGTACTTCAGGTATAACATCAATCACCTTGTCAACTAATTCTATTACTGGCTTTGGTATAAATCCCATTTTTTTCTCCATTGGTAGGGCAAGTCTAGCCTGGACTCGTTACGTTTGTACTGTGTCCAGCCTATGCGTTTGTAAAGTTCTATAAGTTTCTTAGGTATTGGGCTTGCCACTAAAGTCTTTGCTCCCAAACCGTATGCAAAGTTATAAAAATTATTTACAACCTTGCGTGTTAGTATTCTTCCTTTGTACTCGTCAGCTATAACAAGATGCGTGTGGAACATCCCATCCTGGATGTCATATAGCCACACAAATCCAGCCGTATTCTGATCGTGTACAAATTTAAATATTTTTGCATAATAAATTATTTCGTTATGTGTTTCTAAGTACGGGTACTTAATTGCAGTCAAGAAGCTGTATAGTTCTTCGTGACCGTACACTCTGATAATATCAATCAACCTAATAATGATTTTCTAAATATATTGGCATCTTCATCTACACCTGATGGGCTAGTCAGTATAGTCGTAGTCATGCCTGCCTTTTTCCTCTTAATTTTTTTCTCTGCTTCTTTTGCGGCTGTCGTTTCTTCTCCTGTTTCTTTGCCTTCAGCATCTTTAACAATAATCGTATCATCTTTTTTCTTAGCATAAGTGTCCTCTATGGTTGCAGGCGGTGGTGCAACTTTGCTTGCTGACACAGGTGCTTGTGCCGCCTGTGGCATTACAATTGTTTTTGGTTTTAAAAATCCCATATTAATCTCCTAATGGATTGTAGTGTAGACCAGCAGCCTCTTTCTGCGGTGGTCGTAGTTGGTTTAAATCTAATTCTTTATGTGCCACTGCTACATATCTCCAGCAGTCTGCAAAATGACTAGACCAATCATGCACGGGTCTAGAAAATGTTTTGTCCTTATCAATAAACTTTCTGTGATACCATTTCATAGCATCAAGAAACGGTTTGCACTTTTCTCTGTCTATAAAAGTTTTTGACAGCAGCATTTGTCCTGCGTGCAGCCCATCTTCTATCGGCAACTTAGGGCATATCTTTATAGGCCGCATGCCTAACTGATACGCATACTCTTGCCTAGAGTGGCCCGTTGACATCTCTCTGACAGCAACATCGTGCGGAAAGATGTAGTTTCTAATCAAATAGTTTCGGTCTTTTATAACTTGAGCATAATGATCAAGGCCATAATTGCTATTAGAATAACAGTCAATGATGAATAGTCCTCGACCAATTGTTTGAGTGAATAAAAGACACGTTTGATCGGAGATACCCAGGTCGAAATATACGTCCACAGGGTAGCCAGCATCATACGGATATAGTCCAATTCGTTTCTCCTGTTCTAGTTTTTCAATATACTTACCATAGATTGCACCTGATACATTAGCAGTCCAGCTGCACTCAAACTCTTGCATGTACTGATCTTCTGTCATCAGCTTCTTTGCAGAGTCTAACTCTTCTTGTGGCAGTAGTTGTGTGTCACTTACCTTAAACAAGCAAGTAAACCACTCTTTGTTTGCCTTGGCATCCTCGTATAGATGATAAAACGCATCCATACCATTAGGAGTACCAATGAATATTACCTTGCCTTGACGGTCAGCTATGGCTGGCCTCTGCACTTCACTGAACATTCTGCTGTCCATTTGTGCATACTCATCGTTTACTACAAGGTCTAGCCGCAGCCCCCTGGCTGCGTCAATGTTTTCTGATCCAAACAAAGTTATTCTTGACCCGTTTGGAAAGTCAGCACGCAGCTCAGTCTCATTGAACTTCATGCCAGGTATCATCCTGGAATATTCTTTAACGTAATCCCAGGCCACCTGCTTTGCTTGCACCCTAGTCGGGCAAAAGAAAGCTCCTCTAAAATCCTTATGCTTTGTGATCAACGCTTCTTTGATAAGATGGTTGATCGAAAATATCGTTTTGCCGCCCCGTCTGTGCATCACGCACACTGCAAACCTATAGTTTTGCAACGCATCATGTAGCACCTTTTGCTGCGGCCTAGGTGAATACGGTATCTTGATAACTTCCATTAATGAACCGTGGCATCAAACGGCACACTTGTTTTGTGCAGATCGAGTAGTGATATTATGAAATCGCACGCCTCCTTTGCATCTGCGTTATCTTCAAAAGTGCCAATCTCGACAATCACTTTCTTTTGGTGTTCGTCAAAATAGACCGCTGCTTTCACATCTGGTTTGTCTGTCATCGTCCGTTCTCAAGTCCTATGTATATATATATAATACAGGCAGGCGGCTTTGGGGGTGGTCGAGCCTGGTTTTCTGCCAAAAAATATGTGTGTGTGGGTACACATACCACACAAACACTAGGCTACGCCCCAAAAATCTACCTTGGGTCAGCCTCTGGGTTGCTCAGCTGTTTTTTTTCCTGGATTTCCTGGACTCCTCCCCCGTGTGCGAGACCTTGCGTGTTATGTGTAGAAGTCGGTATATCTGACTCCCACATCACCTTAATCGTACTCTCTCCTGTCTGTTTAACTTCTGACTTATCACCGTACACACTGATTAGCTTGCTGGCTAACCAACGGTAGTGATGCATCTGCTCACGCAAAAAGCCTAGCTGATTAGGTGGTATATCCTTCTGCTCTAATAGTTCTAAGCATCTGTCTAACCACGTTGCTGCTCCAGTCTTGCGTGCTTCTTGTAAGTCTGCTGCAAACTCTTTGTTCTCTCTAGCCCACTTGTACACTGTTGTCAGACCTGGCATATCTTTCTGCTTGCAGATCTTGGTCAGTGGTGTGCCGAGCTGTAGTTGCTCTAGTATCTTGTCCGAGTATTGCTCTAATTTCATCATCAGTTTTGTTTTGCATTGATACTAAGTTCTTCAATGCTTTTATTTTACCTTCAATAGATGTTGGCCCTGTACTCATGCCGCCATGGTTTTTACAACGGTAATAACCAGATTTCATAAGGTATCCCTTGGCTTTGCACTGTACAGTATAGTTGCTGCGTCTTGTCATACTTTGACAAAACACTTTACGGCTAGGTCTTCCTGGCATAATGATTTGCTGATTATATACTATTTGGTAGATTATTCGGGTCAACTTGTCAAAAATAAAAACACAGCTACAATCGTGGTAATTTTTTTGTCAATTCGTCACTAATTAATATTCTCATACGCAACAACCGAATAGTTTCCATGTATCGTTTCTTAGCCGTATGCCGACTGCATTTAAGTATATTGCTGCCAATAAAATGCCAGGGTACACGAATAGACCTAGCCCATACCATCTTACGCTCTTCAGGCCCTAGCATTGGGTTAAGATAAAACAAAACATACTCATAAACAGCAATCTCACGGGCTGTGGCGGTCAAACGTACCTTA